GACACGGCGGCATACAGGGCTTGATATGTCACTCCCATTCTTTTAGCAAGGTCTTGCATGGTAATACCCTGCTGTTTGCAGATTTCTTGTACTCTTAGCATGATATTCAAATTATAATTTGATGCAAAGATAGGAATAGTTTTCAAATTATACATAGAATGCACAAGAATAGTATCAAAAAATAATTTGAAAATTTTTCTATCAAAATTTGGTTTATTCAAAATAAAGATTGATATTTGCACCATAATAATCAAGGCATAATTTGAATAACAATTAAAACATAGAAGATATGAAAGCAACAGATATTAAAATGTACATCAGTACATTGTCTATTATCAAAAAAGGTCAAGAAATTGAATGTGGTGACTTTTTAGGTGGTAGAAAGGTAAATGCCAGTCAAGAAGATGCCTTGAATAGCATGAAAAATGCTGTATATATGTATTTGTTTGCATCTATCATGAAGAAGGATAAAGGTTACAAAACAATGGCATTCACAATAACCGCTTGCAATTCTGCTATTTATGATAACAGCATGAAGACAGAGGTTGTATGTAAGGTTGGTTATAAAGAAATGATACAGCTTATCAAAGATGGGTATAGAAGTCCACTATTTGATACTCGCAAGCTGAAATCATTGGTAGATATGAGACTTAAAGAGCTAAAGATAGCATAATAACCAGCAGGGCGAAAGCCCTGCGCAATATAGAAGAATATGAAAGAAAATATATTTTTAAAAGCAGTTATAGAAAAACCGTTATTGAATAATGAACCAGAAGTTTTACACCTTTTCGTTCAAATTATCAATGAAATAACTTCTTGTATGTCAGAAGACGAGTTAAGAGGCTGTATGAGCTCTTTAATAGTAAGATACCCTTATTTTAAACTGTTTTTCGATTATGGTTTCGGACATAATCATATGTGGGTGAAAGCATCAGGTTCTTTAGAAAGATTGATATTGGTTGAGTTCTAATCCGGTAGCCTTATGGCTACCACAATATACACGATTATGAAAGCAGATTTAGTTTTAGTTATCAGCCCTGAAGCCCCACTGATGAAGCAACTGGGCAAGGTATTGGGTAAGATGGTAACCCCTTATGACTTCTCTACTATAGAGAGGGGTGAAAAGTACATCACCATACAGCATGATGAAACTGGGCTTGTAGTGGCTTATACGAGTGAAGAAAGATTGAATGTGAAAATGAATTAAGAATGTATTAGAATCTTTGAAAGAAAGTGTCAAGAGTGGTAAAATCACAATCAGAGAGGCAGCTATAAAACTGCATAAAGCAGGGTGGACGAGTTTTGTAGACGTGGATAAAACGAAACAATTACTTGAATTATGAACTCAATAAATGTAAACGGTTGCAGCGTATGTCAACCCGGTAAAGAAAATTACACCACCTACAACACCAGGTTGAGAGGTAAAAGAGTGAGAATGTACCAGTACGATTACCGTACTGAAAGTGGTGAACTCTTTGCTTGTTGTGCGCCTACCTTAGAGGCGTGTAGAGAAAGACGGGATAAATGGCTTAGTTCACGACAATAAGCCGATTGTCGTGTATAACGATTGAAGATATTTCGTTATCTTTGGTTGTGGTAGTACCTTTGGGGTACTATCGCGGGGTGTAGCAGTGGTAGCTTTTCACTTTGACTTGGTGAAGGTCGGTTGTTCGATTCAGCCCCCCGCAACTATTGAGTATTAATTAAAAAAATGACACGATTATGAACATTCTTACATTAAGCATCAAACAGAAGTATTTCGATGAAATCTTGGCAGGCAAGAAAACCCACGAATACCGTGAAATCAGACCAACTAACGCTAAGAAGTATATCACTTACCTATGTGGCGGTAAAGAATATCCGGCTGATGCAGAACTGCCTGAAGAAGGTGAGGTAGAATTGAAGCCTATCAAGTACGATGCAATCAAGCTTCTGACAGGTGCATATACAGGTAAACGTCCTTATATTATCGTTGAAGTGAAAGCAGCAGAAGCTGTTATTCTCACAGATGAAAACGGTAATGATATTGTTTACGAACATCAAGGCGAAGAATATCTTGCTGCACAAATGAATTATACTTTGGGCAAGATATTAGAAAAACATATAGATTGATTTGTTTAATTTTTAAAATTAGAAAGCAGAGTCGCAAGAAGAATTAACAGAGTAGCCGGGCCTCGCAGAAATATGAATGGTGCAGGGGCAGGTGGTAGATTGGTTGCCAATCGTAGAGGTACAGCAAGTGCCACACAGTTAGGATCACGCAGACAACGTTATGCTGATTTACGTGTGTCATTGGGTATGTCTGGAGGTTAACCATGAACAAGGTAGAACAAGCGAACCGGTATATAGACCTCATTCGGGTAAAATCGAATGAGGCTTTACTGTTTTTATCACTTGGTAAAGATTCGCTTGTTCTGCTTGATTTAATCTATCCGAAGTTTGACCGGATTGTTTGCGTGTTCATGTACTTTGTCAAGAATTTGGAACATATTAACCGTTGGATAAACTGGACTAAAGCCAAATATCCGAAAATAGAGTTTGTTCAAGTACCACATTGGAATCTCACTTATATTCTCCGTGGCGGTATGTATTGTGTGCCAAATCCGAAAGTAAAGCTGTTGAAGTTGGCAGATGTGGTAAAGGCTATGCAACTTACTCATGGAGTTTATTATACATTCTTGGGCATGAAAAAAGCTGATGGTATGAATCGTAGACTTATGTTGAAAGGGTATGAGGTAAACGGTTACGAGAATAACGGTATGGTTTATCCTTTGGCTGATTGGACACAAAAGGATATTCTTGCTTATATGAGGCAGCACAATTTACCCGAACCAGTTCGATATTCATTGAAAGCCAGTTCGGGTGTCGGTTTCAATCTTGACTGTATGCTTTGGATGGAGAAGAATTACCCACAGGACTTACAGAGAATTTACGAAGTTTTCCCGATGGCTGAAAGAGTGCTTTGGGAGTATCATAATCAACAAAATTAATAAGGAGGATTGCTGAGTCAGAAAAAGAAAGACAAGAGAACAGATATATGCTCAGGCAGAAAGATTGAGCGAAGCTAATTGGAGAAGAAAAAATACATGGAGTAGCAGTGCTGCAAGCAGGCGTGCAAAACAATCTCGTGATAATCTTATAGCAAGAGCCGAAAGGAATACTCTTCGGCAGAGAGGTTTCGGTCTAAGTAATGGCTAATATGGAATTATCAAAATACATAAAGAGTGAATCGGTGGAACTTAACCGCTCTGCCATTCACTTTGCAGACTATAATCCCCGGAAACTTTCCGATGAATCACGTAAGACACTGAAACGTGGCATCAAGAAATTCGGATTGGTAGGTGGAATAGTTGTGAATAAGCGTACCGGGCTTACCGTAGTCAGTGGACATCAGCGTTTGTCTGTCATGGACGAATTGCAGAAGTTTCCCGACAATGACTACCGCATTCGTGTTGATGTGATTGACGTGGACGAGCAGCAGGAAAAAGAGTTGAATATTCTAATGAACAATCCCAACGCACAAGGTACATGGGATTTTGACGCTCTCGCTCGTATTGTTCCTGATATAGACTGGAAAGATGCAGGACTGACCGATGCTGACCTAAACATGATTGGTGTCGACTATCTTTTGCAGACCGAAGAGGAAAACTCTATTGCGGATGCTTTGTCTGATATGATGGTCCCAGTTTCCGAACAGAAAGAAGCCGATAAAGCCGCCAAACAGTTGGAACGTGCTGAAAAGGTAGCCCACATGAAAGAGGTCAAGCATCAGGTGAAAGAAAACGCACAGAAGCAAGCTGAGAACATGGATGCCTATGTGATGTTGTCCTTCGATACCTATGAAGCTAAAGCCGCTTTCTGCGAAAGGTTCGGGTATGAACCAGATATGAAGTTTATAAAGGGAGAAGTTTTTGATGAACAAGTAGAAAGAATAGATTAATTATTGGGAGGAAAGCTGAGTTAGAAAGAAAACATATAGCCAGTTATATCAGCAGTCCAGACGAATAATGTACAACGCTGGAAGACAATACGGGTTAGGTTCTGCAAGACAAAGAAACATAAGGGATAGAACGAAATCCATAATGGGAAGATATGCTGAGAAAATAGATAGCTATTTCTCAAAAAGAGGAGTTGATGTCTATGGAAACAAGCCAATTTCTCGCCGTGTCTATATGGGTAACAATAACGGTTAAAATTATGAGCAATAGTGAATCTCAAAATAGAAAAGGTAAAGGAGGAAGAAAGCCTAAGTTTGATTATACAAGCGAGGAATTTCTTTCTCTCGTGGAATCGTATGCCAAAAAGGGATTCACTGACAAGGAAATTGCTTATGCCATAGGGATTTTGCCTCAAACATTCTGCGAAAAGAAAAGTGAGTACACCGAAATATCCGAAGTCTTAGCGCGTGGGCGCGCGACAATCAATGCCACTGTAAGGGCTAAATTCCTTGCAATGGCTCTCGGTGGCATAAAAACCAAAAGCACCGTGGTAAGAAAGCTCCGTGATTCAGAGGGAAATTTGACAGGTGAGGACGAATTACAAGTTAGCGAAAGCGAGTTGGCTCCTAATTTGCAAGCAATGTCCGTTTGGCTGTACCACCATGATGAAGATTGGAGAAAGATTGAGCGCAAACAAGATGAAGACGCTGATATTCCAACAGACATAGAGCATGGCATCAACATTGATTCCTGGATTAAAGACAAGCTAAAATGATAGTACCCCAAGAAATTTACCATCCATTATATGAGGATAAGGAAAAATTTATAATTCTTATCACCGGTGGGCGTGGTAGCGGAAAGTCTTTCAATGCTTCTACTTTTATTGAGCGGTTGACTTTTGAAATGACTCCCGTAGAGAAAATAGTTCATCAGGTTCTTTACACCCGTTACACGATGGTTTCTGCCGGTATGTCTATCATCCCCGAAATGATGGAGAAGATAGATTTGGACGGTACCACGAAATATTTCAAGACCACAAAGACGGACATAGTCAATAAGATGACTAAGAGCCGTATCATGTTCCGGGGTATCAAGACTTCTTCCGGAAACCAGACAGCAAAACTGAAATCCATTCAAGGCATTACGACTTTTGTCTGCGATGAAGCGGAAGAGTGGATAAGCGAAGATGAGTTCGACAAGATAATGCTCTCCATTCGCAAGAAGGGTATTCAGAACCGGATTATCATTATAATGAACCCATGCGATTCCAATCACTTCATCTACAAGAAATACATTGAGAAAACTCACAAGCTGGTAGAGATTGACGGTGTGCAGGTTCAGATTTCCACTCATCCGAATGTGCTCCACATTCATACGACTTACTTTGATAATTTGGAGAATCTTTCACCGGAGTTTCTAAAAGAGGTAGAGGATATAAAGGTGAGTAATCCTGAAAAGTATGCTCATGTGGTTATCGGCCGGTGGGCTGACGTTGCAGAAGGTGCTGTGTTCAAGAAGTGGGGAATTGTTGACGAGTTCCCGGCTTGGGCAAAGAAAATTGCTTTCGGGCAAGACTTCGGTTATACGCATGACCCGTCTGCTTCCATTCGTTGTGGTATCGTTGATAACGCCCTTTACTTGGATGAAGTGGATTACCGTACTGGATTGCTTTCTTCTGACATCATCAAGACTCTTCGCCCGTGGGGATTGAAAGTCATAGCTGACAGTGCTGACCCTCGATTGATTCAAGAGATACACAACGGAGGAATCAAGATATATGCCGTAGAGAAAGGTGCAGGCTCTATCAATGCCGGAATTGACAAAATGAAAGATATGGAGATTTATATAACCAAACGCTCGTACAACTTGCAAAGCGAGTTCAGAAAGTATGTTTGGGCAAAGGATAAGGACGGGAACTATATCAACGAACCGGAAGACCATGACAATCACGGAATAGATGCTGTACGTTACTATGTATTGGGTGAGCTTCTTGGCAAGATTCAGAAGCCGAAAGATTTAACAGGAATATTCACACATTAAAAATATAAACTATGCCATTGAATTTAGAAGAAATATTAGCATTGCCTGACATCGGGCAGAAGATAAACTACCTGAAGAAAGGTAGGAAGACTGAACTTCCCGACCGTTGCAAACTTTGGGATGATTGGAATCCGGAACGACATGAAATCATGGTTGACAAAAAGAAGTATCCGGACAGAAAAGTACTTGATAAGGAATCCGAAAAAGTTTTCGATGAAAAAACTGGTAAGACTTATGAAATCGAAGCAAAGTATAAGACTGAACCGGTGAACCGTATTTCTATTCCATTGGAACAAGATATAGTGAACATTCAAACTGCTTTCACGGTCGGCACAGAACCGTCTATGGATTGCATTCCGACTGATGATGATGAAAAGAAGCTGCTGGATGCGGTAAAGGCTGTATTTAAATCCAACAAAATCAAATACCAAAACAAGAAGATTGTCCGTGCCTGGCTCTCCGAACAAGAAGCGGCAGAATATTGGTATGTTACCGATGATGATTCGTTTTGGGCGAAGTTCTGGAAAAAAGTAAAGACTACATTCGGAGGCAAGGTCAAGCCCACCAAGAAACTGAAAAGTGTGTTATGGTCTCCGTTCCGTGGGGATAAGCTATACCCGTTCTTTAACGACGAAGGTAAAATGATTGCTTTCTCACGTGAGTATAAAAAGAAGCTCATGGATGATTCGGAGGTCACCTGCTTTATGACTATCACGGACAAAATGGTTTATCAATGGGATTTGTCTAAAGGGTATGAAGAAAGAACTCCTTTTACTCATGGATTCCCAAAACTACCGGTTCTCTATGCTTATCGTCCTGAACCTTATTGCAAGAAGATAAAGACTTTTCGGGTCCGGTTGGAGAAACTATTATCCAATTATGCTGATTGTATAGACTACCATTTCTTCCCACTATTGAAGCTAATTGGTGATGTAGAGGGTTTCATGGGTAAGGTTAAGGATAGAATGGTCAAACTTACAGGTGAAGGTGCGGATGCCCAGTATCTGACGTGGAACCAAGTTCCGGATACGGTACGTTTTGAAGCAGAAACACTCACTAATATGGCTTATGATATGTCAAACACTCCAAGAATATCCTTTGAGACGTTGAAGGGGGTAGGCAAAGCATCAGGAACCGCTTTCCGCTTTATGTTCATGGGTGCACATATGGCGGTAGAAAATCACGGTGAGGTTATCGGTGAGTTCTTGCAGCGGAGAGTAAATTTCATTGTTTCCGCTTTAGGCTCTATCAATCCAACCGAGTTTAGCAAGGCATCGCAGACCATTGACATAGAAACAGAACTGGTTCCATATATGATTGATGATTTGAATGATAAGGTGACCACTGCCGTTTCCGCTGTCAGTGGTGGCATCTGGTCAACGCGTGAGGGAATCATGTTTGCCGGAAATGCTGATAGGGTAGAAGAGGAACTTGCAGAAATCAAAGAGGAACAAGCAGCAAAGAATGAGCAAATCGGAGATAAGGGAAAGAAAAACGCCTCTTAGTTAGAAAAATTACGGGACTTATAGTTTTAGTATAAGAAAAATAGTTAGCGGTGGCTTCAAAGAGTTGCCGCTATTTTTTTTGCTCTTTTAAATTATAAATATTAGAATATAATTTTGAATTATAGAATTATATATGTATTTTTGTCACACGATAATTGAGTAACCAATGAGAATATTTACCGAACAAGCATTAAAAGAATATGCAGAGAACCATCCCGATTCAAAGGTCGCTTTGCAAGAATGGACTACCATTGTGAAAAGAAGCAAGTGGACCTGTTTTGCCGATATTAAGAAAACGTTTAATAGCGTTGATAGTGTAGGTAATCAACACTATGTTTTCAATATCAAAGGCAATAACTATCGTTTGGTAGTAGTGATTAAATTCACTATTCAGTTTGTGTATATTCGCTTTATTGGTACTCATAAAGAATATGATAAAATAGATTGCGCTAATATTTAGGATTATGACAAAGATAGAAAATCAAGCCCAATATGAATGGGCGGTGAAAAGAGTAGAGGAACTTCTTCCATTAGTGAAAGATGATACTCCTTTGAATGACCCAAATAGCATAGAATTGGAGCTTCTTTCTAATTTGGTTGCTGATTATTCCGAAGAACATTTTGCATTGGGAGAACCAACACTTGTGGATGTTCTTAAACTTCGTATGTACGAAATGGGGCTTAATCAAAAATCACTTGCAAAGTTGGTTGGTGTCAGCCCATCACGATTAAGTGATTATATATCTGGTAAATGTGAACCAACCTTGAAAGTTGCTCGTGAGATAAGCCGGAAGCTAAATATTGATGCAAATATAGTGTTGGGAGTATAAGTATAAGTTTTTGTCGTGATATATTTTAGGCGTGATTCATTCGGTTTCACGCCTTTTTTTATACCATTTTACGACAATCGTTTTATTGTCGTGTATCACCTATCTGATTATTTCTCACCCTCTTTATAAATAGCGAAATTTACCGTAGAAATTTATAAATCAAATTCATACGGTATGACAATCTTAGAACAAATCTTAGCAGGGCTACAACAGAAATTCGCTGGGGTGGACACTGCTATCTTAACCCGAATCGCTACTAAAAAGGCAGAGGGTGTAACGGACGAGACAAAGGTAAACTCTATTATTGAGGGTATCAGCTTTTCGGACGTGCTTAATTCCTATGGTGATTTCCGTGCCGGGGATGCTTCAAAAACGGCAGTGACTAACTACGAGAAGAGGCATAACCTTAAAGACGGTAAGCCAATCGAGACTACCACAACCACCAAAACGGAAGAGAATAAAGACGATGTGCCTGCATGGGCGCAAGCTTTAATTGACTCCAACAAGAACCTTTCTGATAAGCTAACGCAGTTTGAAGCAGAAAAGGCTCAAGCAACACGTAGCCAGCAGATTTTGGCAAAGGCAAAGGAGTATGGTATTCCCGAAAACTACGCCAAACGATGCGCCATTAAGGACGATGAGGACTTGGACGCATACTTCAAGGACTTGAAGCAGGAGTTTGCGAATGACGGCTTTAAGGGTGTAGTTCCTCCAGATACAGCAAAAAAAGAACTGGAGAATGAGACTCAGGCGTTTGCGAAAATGATTGCAGACGACACTAAAGAAATTGTAGAACAACAAAAACAGTGATTTTATGGCAGCAGGATTTAAGTATAATCTTGAACCGGAAGTTGAGCAGGAAGAACGCTACGACGTAGAAACCGGACGCAGACGCAGAGGTCCGTACAAGTTGGACACAACCAACCTCGTTGTCGGCTCGTACTTGCCCTCATTCACACCGATTGCAGCTGACTTGGTGAAGAAAACATCCCAAGTGGCTATCCGTGTGGAAGTATATGAGAAGTTTACAACAGGCTCCAATACCACATTGAAAATCAAGAAACGTTCTTTGGCTTACAAAGGTATGCACTTGGGTAACGGTGCGCATGGAGCGACAATCAACGCTATTGACAAGGCTGACAAAGCTTTTGATAAGCTGACGTTAGCGGCAGACTTTGGAGAAAATCTAGAAGCTGGAACAGTTCTTTACGAAGCGACAGCCGCAGACGGTACAACGCCCAAAGTTATCGCAAATTCAGCTCTGTATGAAAGGAAGCAGGTAGAGGATGGCATAGTATTGGTTTCCCTTTTGATGCGTGCGTTTGAAATCGAACCGACCAAGCTGGTAATGCCTTTCGCAGATATTGACAAGGCGAATATGCCGCACTTCCAGTTTAACGCTTTGGATGTCAAACAAGAAAAAGAAGCCGTATCTATTCCTAAGGCTTCTTCTAGTCAGGACGGTTTGATGAGTAAGGAAGATAAAGTCAAATTGGATGGGGTTGCAGCACAAGCTAACAAGTATACTTTAACAGCAGCTACGACTTCTGCTCTTGGAAGTGTAAAGCAGGCAGCCAAAGTGAATGATGCATCTGGTACGGTGTCGGTAGAAAACTTTAACGGATTATTGACAGCGTTGAAAAACGCAGGTATAATGGCAAAATAAAGAAAGGAGGACTAATATATGATGCTAACTATTCATACATTGTTTAATGACCCGAACATTGTAAATGCAGTGATTCAGCGTGTCCTCAAGACAAGAAAGGACACAATTTATTGGCAGCAGTATTTGGGCTTCCGTAGGACTACTACTCGTGTATTTAAAGACTACATCGGTCAGGTTACTGGCGTGATGGCTGGTTCCATCAACTCCCGTTATGGCGAAAAGCCTATCCGTGAACGCAGGAATATCGGTTCCGGATATGGTGAGATTGCCTATTTGGGTGACCGCTATCAAATCTCAATCGACCGTTTGTCTGACTTGCAGGACTTGATAGATAAGTATAATGCCGCCAAACCGGAAGACCAGAAAGCAGCCATGCGTGACATCGTGGACTTCATCTATGACGATTACCGTCAGGTATTGCTGGCACCGCACAAGCGTATGGACATTATCGTAGGCTCTCTGTTGATGACTGGAGCAGCAAGCGTGAAGAACAAGGACGACAATGCCGGAGGAATTGACTTATTGAACATCGACTTGCCGTTTAAGTTTATCAAGCCGGACACAGAGGATAAAGACTATTTCGTCACTTACTTGCAGCAGAAACTGAATGAGCTGAAATCTATTTACGGCACATTCCCCAAGATGATTATGAGCCGTGGCACATTCATCAAGAATATTATCGGTTCAAGTGAATTTGGAGATAAGTTCAAAATGCAGCTTACAGGCAATGAAATGTATATGTCTACCGGGCTTATCACCTCGCAACTGGCTTCTACCATTTTTACAGGTATCGGACTTCCGGCTATTGAAATCAAGGAAGATTATGTGGTAGACCAAACAGGTAAGAATATCCCCATTTATGCAGATGGTCGTATTTCCCTGCTTCCGCAGGATAAAATCGGTTATATGCGCTTCCACACTCCTTATGAAGCTGTGGATGGTGTACCGGGACGTAATTACACTCAGGCAGATGGCGATATGCTGATTTCAGGTTACAAGGACGGCAATGGTCGCTATCTGGAATACACAGCCGAATGGATTCCGCAGATTGCGAACCCGAACCTGATTGTGAACTTCGATTTGAGTGAGATGAACGCATGACAGTAAACGATTATATATTACAGAAGTTTCAGACCTTCAGCGTTAACTTGTCGGAGGCTGACCTTTTCGATATATGTCTGAACGCAAAGATAAGCGGAGGGGGTGAGATGAACGAGGATTGCCAAACACGGGTGTCGGTGGCAATTGCGAAGTTCATCCCCTCTCTATTGCTTCGTGCCACTTCCATCAGCGAAAGCGGTTTTTCTATGTCTTGGAACATTAAAGGCATTAAGGATTACTATTCATTTCTGTGTAAACAGTACGGTTTGAAAGACGAACTGGGTAACAAACCTAAAGTGACTTTCTTATGATATTCGCTCCACACATATTGCAGGTAAAAGTTATCACCTCGATGGATAAGGACGAGTTCGGCAGACCTATTCCCGGTACCGGTGGTGAATACTGGCAGGAGGTATGCAAGTGCCGTTGTGATGATAACACTACCAAAGAGTTTTCATCTGATAACGGCTCTGTGTATCGTCCGAATTATCATGTGGTGTGCGAGAAAAGAATTACTGTCAAGACTGGCGATGAAGTACGTTGCATGGATGGTGATGGCGTAAGAGGTCAAGGCGAAGTCTACACGGTAAAGAGTACAAACTACTTTAACTACTCGGAATTATGGATGTAGATTTCGATTTCTCAGATGTCGACTCCTTTTTCGATGAAGGAGAATGGGAGGTCGAAAAGAAGATGATTGATGTAGGCGATGAAGCCGTGAAGTACGCGGAGGAACATGGCGATTATCAAGACCACACACTCACTTTGAGAACATCCAATGATTACGATGTCGATAAAGACGGTTTGACGCTGAAAAACGAAGCGGAATACGCTTCATTCGTGGAATCTAAGGGATATGATGTTTTGAGTAGTGCTGCTTTATATGCGGAGAAACGATTAAAAGAAGAATTTGAAAAATGAAAAAGTACATTGGAACAAAACAGATTGAAGCAGAACCTATGACATTGGGTGAAGCTTGCAGTAAAGGCTTGGTAAAAAGTGAAATAGAAGAGAATGAGTCTTATAAACTAGGATATCACACTCGTACTGAATATGGCTATGAAAGTTGGTCACCCAAAAAACTGTTTGAAGAATCATATCGAGAAGTCAAGGAAGAAACTCCTATCTGTTTCGGTGATGCTATAGACGTTTTGAAACAAGGTGGCGCTATCCGTAGAAAGGGCTGGAACGGGAAAGGATTAATGGTATTCAAACAGGTTCCAGCTCATATAGAGAGTGATGTTATTCCAAAGATGCAATCTCTTCCGCAATCAGCAAAAGACCTTATTCTGAAAGGCAAAGGTTTCATTGACTATACGAGTCAATGCCTTATTTACAACGAGAACACCGGGCGTGCTGATTCATGGATTCCGTCTATCAGTGATGTGTTTGCCGAAGATTGGGAGATTGTGAAATGATAGTAACCACCGACA